TATAAATGTCTCAGCCCTTTGGCGTTTCATGTAGAGGTGGTCTAAATACCAACCTCAACCAGCTTGAAATGCTTCGACAGCCCGGACTTGCTACACGCCTTAGAAACTTTGAGGTAGATCCTGATGGCGGCTATCGACGTATTAATGGCTTTACGCAATATGGTGATACACGTCCCAATAGTGATAATGACATTCTTGGGATTTTTGTGTATGGCGATGGCGTGGTTGTCTGTTCAGGCACTGATATACATTTTAGTCTTGATGGTTCAACGTGGATACAAATTAATAAAGATAGTGTGGCTGTTGGTGGTGATGATTATACCACTTTTACGGGTCGCAGTGCCTTAACACGTACAGGGCAAGGTCAAGGCTCATTCGCACTCTTTGAAGGTGCAACATACGACTACGGCGAGTTGATCATTGCAGACGGTGCTAACAAGCTTTATTCGTTCCGTATGGAAGGCACTGGCGCATTAACGACTCGAACATTTTTTGCATACGAAATTACAGTAGATGGTACTAATGGTGTTAAGTACATAACCAACCACGACCACCATCTTATTGCAGCAGGCGTAGAAAACAATTTAAATACAGTTTATTACAGTGTTTACAACGATCCCGACAACTTTACGGGTACTGGTGCTGGCTCAGTAGTTATATCAGATCAAATTCAAGGCATCCGTGGCTTCCGTACTGATTTGATTGTGTTTGCTAAAAATAGCATTCATAAGCTTATAAATATTAATGATTCTTCTAATATACGCATCGACCCTATTACAGAAAACGTAGGTTGTTTGTCAGGGTACAGCATTCAAGAAATTGGTGGTGACCTTTTGTTCTTGAGTCCTGATGGTATTCGTACTATTGCTGGTACAGCCCGTATTGGTGACGTTGAGTTGAGTTCTGTGTCTCGACAGATTCAAAGTGTTATTGGAGACATTGCAGACTCAATCAACACGTTTACTATTGATAGTTGTGTGCTTCGCTCTAAGTCTCAGTACCGATTGTTTTATACAGACAAGACTCTAGGCTCCACAGTTTCCAAAGGAATTATCGGTACGTTTACTGCTAATGGCTTTGAATGGGCTGAAACGCTTGGCATTCAAGCTATGGGTCTTACAACAGGCTTTGACAACAATGGAATTGAAAAAGCCTTTCATGGTGATAAAGATGGATATATTTATAATCATGATACAGGCAATGCTTTTAATCCCGCTGGTGTTTCTTCAAACATAGAAGCTATTTATCAGACACCTAACTTTGACTTTGGTGATATTGGTACACGCAAAACAGTTAAGTATGCACGACTGTCTCTTAGCCCAGAAGGTGAGATTCAGCCAACACTTCGTATGCGTTTTGACTACGAAGACACAGATATTCCACAGCCTCCAGACTATGTTCTAGACTCTGTGCCACTTCCTGCAATCTTTGGCAGTGCTGTTTTTGGTACAGCAACCTTTGGCGCTAGTAACGACCCAATGGTTCGACAGCCCGTAGAAGGCAGCGGAAACACAGTAAGTTTTAGAATTACAAGTACAGATACTAAAGCGCCATACGCAGTCAATGGCCTTTACATAGATTATATGCCATCAGGTAGGAGATAAACATGGCCCAGAATTACACTCGACAAAGTACGTTAAGTGATGGCGATACTATTACGGCCTCATTGTTTAATGATGAGTATAACCAGTTAGTTAATGCCTTTACGTATTCAAGCACTTCAGCATCTTCTACTGGTCACCGTCACGACGGATCTTCTGGTCAAGGTGGTAACATCTTTAAGATTGGCGACCTAGATTTTCTTAACAAGATTGAAGTAGACAGCACCAACAATCGTTGGGGTTTTTATGTAGAGGTTTCTAGTGCAGCAGTCGAGCAGATTCGTATTCAAGATGGCGCTATCGTACCTGTCACTACTAATGATATTGATCTGGGTACTTCCTCCCTACAGTTTAAAGACCTTTATATTGATGGGACTGCCAATGTTGATAGTCTTACACTAACCTCTGGCGCGACAGTCACAACTATTCTTGACGAAGATGACTTGTCTTCAGACAGCGCTACAGCCCTCGTAACTCAACAGTCTGTAAAGGCCTATATTGATGCTCAAGTAACTGCTCAGGACTTTGATTTCCAAGCAGACTCTGGTGGTGCGTTAAGCATTGATTTAGATTCTGAAACTATGACGTTTACTGGTGGTGCTGGTATCACTACTACTGGTTTAGCTAATGATGTTACTTTTGCTATTGACTCTACCGTTGCCACACTGACTGGTACTCAGACACTTACCAATAAGACTCTCACGTCTCCTGACGTAAACACTCCAGACATCGACGGCGGTACTATCGACGGTACTGTCATTGGTGGTACTACTGCAGCAGCAGGATCATTTACCACTGTTTCTGCTACAGGCAACATTACTGTGGACGGTACTGTAGACGGACGTGACGTAGCTACAGACGGTACTAAGCTAGACGGTATTGAAGCTGGTGCTACTGCTGACCAAACAGCCGCAGAGATTCGTACACTGGTTGAGTCTGCTACTGACTCCAACGTATTTACAGACGCAGACCATACAAAGTTAGACGGCATAGAAGCAGGCGCTACAGGCGACCAAACCAATGCTGAGATCAGAGCCGCAGTAGAAGCCGCTACAGACTCCAATGTATTTACCGATGCTGACCACAGCAAACTTGACGGTATCGAAGCCTCAGCAGACGTAACGGACACAGCTAATGTTACAGCCGCTGGCGCTTTGATGGACTCAGAGTTGACTAGCGAAGCCTCAGTCAAGGCTCTGAACCAAGGCGTAGCTACTACTGACTCACCAACCTTTGCAGGTGTTACTGTCAACGGAACTGTAGAGTTTGACGGGCTGTCTGGCACAGGCGCAGTTAGCGTCACAGACATCCTTGACCAAGACGACATGTCTAGCAACAGTGCTACGGCATTGGCTACTCAACAGTCGATCAAGGCGTATGTCGATTCTCAGGTTGCTACAGCAGACACACTGGCTGAGGTTCTTGCCAACGGTAACACTACTGGCGGCACAGACGTTGCCGTAGGCACGGGTGATGACATTACCTTTGCTGATTCCTCTAAGGCTATCTTCGGTGCTGGCTCTGACCTACAGATTTATCACAACGGCAGTAATAGTTATGTACAAGACGCTGGCACCGGAAAGTTACATATTACAAGTAACGGCACTGGCGTAAGTATCGACAAAGGCACATCAGAATTAATGGCGACATTTGACATTGATGGCGCTGTGACTCTTTACCATGACAACTCAGCCAAACTAGCCACAACCGCCACAGGCATCGATGTAACTGGCACAGTGACTGCTGATGGTTTGACTGTTGATGGACAAGGCAAAATTCAAGGCGCTTTCGCTTTACTTGACCTCGTTGAAACAGACATTACCGATAAAAACACTAGAGTTATAACATCTGGCGGGCAGTTTAGAGTAGATACAGTAAATGATGCTCTATCGTCGTCTACAAAAAGAATTATGGTAGACCACGCTACAGGAGACATCAGCTTCTACGAAGACACTGGCACGACTGCGAAGTTGTTCTGGGATGCGTCTGCGGAGTCTTTGGGTGTTGGTACCAGCAGTCCGTCAAAAAAGTTGTCTATTAAAGCAGACGGTGGCGGCTCACAGCTAGGCATTGATATTCACAATGAAGGCACTGCGACAGGTGACGATGCCGTTATTTCATTTGAAACTCAAGGCTCCAGAGAATTTACGATGGGTCTTGACAGGTCAGCTACGTCTTTTGTAATTGCAGAAAGTAGCACATTAGGTAGCAACCAAAGGCTAGTGATTGATGATAGCGGCAACGTAGGTATTGGACAAGCGCCAACTGCTTTTGCAAATTGGAAAGTGCTAGAGCTAAAGGGCGGCACAGCAGGCGCTATGTTGAACTTTGAAAATAGCGCAAGCACTAGAGTTTCAACTGTTGCTTACGATGACGGCAGCGATGCTTTAAGAATCCAAAACTTTCTAGCTAATCCTATTACTTTTGAAACTAACAACACAGAACGCATGCGCATCGACTCAAGCGGACGGGTTGGAATAGGCACATCTGACCCTAGTTCCGGCACTTCAACTTATTACGATGATTTAGTTATTAAAAACGATACGTCTGGAACAGGCGCTGGAATAACTATTCAGTCTAATACTACCAATGGTTTTGGAGCAGTTGAGTTTCGCAAAGCTGATGGCACTCAAGTCGGTAAAATGTACGCAAGCAGTGCAGATGGACAATTAGCCTTTGAAACTGGTGGCTCAGAACGCATGCGTATCGACTCTAGCGGCAACGTAGGTATCGGCACTAGCTCAATAGACAACAAAGTAAACATTCAAGAAAGTGCATTGTCAGGTCGTGGAGCATCTAATAGCAACACATCT